AAATATTATCATTTTGCCCATAATTTCCATTATTATGAAGATTTTGAAAGTAGAGTAGTTGAGCTGAGAGATGTTGGGTTTTCTGACCCTAATTACCATAAAGAAAGTGTTAAGTTCCAATATAAGGATCCGATTGGGGACCTTGAGAACTTTGCTTTCCTATTGGATTTATTGTTTGATTATGAGAAATCACTTCGTGAGGGATATTCGTTGCCTTGTGATTTAGGTAATGATATGTTCAATGACTGGGCTAAAGTGTTCTATAACTATTGGACTAAGCAGCCAGTGTATTTTGAAAATCCACATTTAAATAAATTGTTTAATATTTAATTCGTAAATGGCATTAAATGACTATCGATATAAGTATATTTATGCAACATTTAATTTAGTGAATGGTAAATTTTATGTCGGTAGCCATATGTCCAATAAAGATCCTAATTCTGATAAATACCTTGGCTCTGGTGTTAGGATTAAATACGCCATAAGGAAATATGGTAGGGTTAATTTCAAAAGGGAAATTATTGAATTTTACCACGGAGAAGATATTGAAGAATTTAGGGATTTAGAAACTTATTGGATAAATTCTTTAGAAGCCGTAACATTAGGGTATAATCTAAAAGAATCAGCTAATTCCCCTTATACTGAAGGTAAAAGTGTTGGGGATAAAATAGCAAAAACATTGAGGGGTGTCCCAAAATCAGAATCCCATAAACGGAACCTTAGTAAAAGTAAACAAGGTTCAAAGCCATGGAATTTAGGGGTCCCATGTAGGGAAGAAGTGAAAAAGAAGATACAAGCCACTTCTAAGAAAAGGGTCATCCCTAGGGAACATATTGAGAAAATGCATAAAGCTGTTACAGGTGTTCCGAAGAGTAAAAGGTTCAAGAAAATTATATCTGATTCTTGGAAGAATAGGGAGGAAATAAAATGCCCTCATTGTGGGTTAAAAAGTAAAAGTTTAGGTAACATGAATCGTTACCATTTTAATAATTGTAAATCAAAATCGTAAAATTATGCTAAGCATTGGTTATTATCGTAAAATGAAAAGGGTTAAAAGGCTCGGGCTATCATTCATCCATAGGGAGTATTCGCTATTGGAGCACCAATATATGGTAGGTATGTTGTTTAAGTATTTTGCATCAAAGGAAAATGTCCCTTATGATATTCACGTTTGGGATTTAGTTCTTCACCACGATGCATTGGAAGTCGAAACAACAGATTTAATTTCAACCGTGAAAAAACTTTCCAAGAAAACTCAAGAAGCTTGGGAAGTCATTGAGGAGGAAGTTATCAACAAACATTTCCAGTTAGAAAAATACAGTGATAAAAGATTTAAGGAAGGCATGACACCCCTCCAGCATAAGCTGTTTAAAGCTTGTGATTATCTTGACTTGTGGATTTTTATCAAGGAAGAAGTAGCCATCGGAAACAAATCAAAAGATATTTTGGAAATCCTAGGGCGGTGTGACGAAATGATAGGCACGGATTTCCTACATATCCGTAAATTCATGGAGGGATTTAAATGCTAAATGTATGGGTATATTTAGGAGTAAATGGGTCTGGAAAAGACTTTCAGGCTAAATTGAAATCTGAGGAGTTAAAGGTTTTACCTTTTGATTTTAGTGATGGAGTTCGGGAATACACGTTTGCTTTCCTGGGTTGGACTCCCCCCAATAAAGATGATTATGAGGCTTGGAAATCAGGTCAATCAACTATGTTTATGCCAGAGGGGCTGAGTGCCTATTCCATAAAAATGCGCAAGGGGCGTGAGTTCTTAGATAATGTTGGCAAAAAGATGAGGGATTTTGACCCTGATTTTTGGGCAAAACATACCGTAAGTAAAGCCACTGAATATTATCAACAGGGGGTGGAGAATATTATCTTTTCTTCTTGTAGGTATATAAATGAAGCAAAAGCAATTTTAGATTTCGTTTATAGTGCAGGTGGGGATGATGCAAATGTTAATTTCATATTCTGTGATTACCAATCAACGAAATATGATGACACTTACAGGGAATATCAAGAATTAGCCTTAATCCTTAGAGATATGGGGGCTGGTGACCTTGAGAAAGTTAACGAAAAAATTTATTATTTAATTGCCAATTATGAAAAAGTTGCTCAAGTTTTTAGAAGCGAATCGGATAGAGCATAAACAGCATAACAAGAAGATGGTGATTATCGGTGGGGAGAAATTTGAACTGATAAAACCAGACGATGATGGGAAGATTTTCACCCCTTCTTTTACACTGATGGCTGATTCAACTAAGGCTGAAAATTATGTGTTTTCATTTGGTGGCAATTACTACTTTACACCCGAAGGCACGGAAGATGACCCCAAGCTTAACAACCTACGCTATTACGGGAAATGTTCTGAAAAACAAAAGAATAAATCCTTCTTAGGTGTTAGGGGTGGATTTGAGATCCTTAACGGCTCAGGGCAATATAAAGATTGGGTTAAGAAAGCTAAATTTTTAGGTCTTGAAACTTTAGGTATTTGTGAGAAAAATACTTTGGCAGGTGCCTTGAAGTTCCAGAGTGCCTGTAAAAGTGGTGGAATTGAATCTATTATTGGTGAAACTGTTACTGTATTCCGGAAATCAGAAGATTTAAGGTATGATTTGAAATTATACGTTAAAAATGAAAAGGGGTATCGGAATCTCTTACTTATAAATAAAAAAATCAATGTTGATGAATTGTCATTTATAAAGGAAGAGGATCTATTCAAAATGTTGGATGGGTTATACATTGTCCTTGACCCAAAATCATTGCCATATGAAAAGGTATTCCCAATTGATCTTGATAATGATGTGTTTTACCAAATTGACCCTGTAATATGGGAAGACAATGAAGTTGATAAAACTTATTTGGAAAACCTAAAGCAATATGTGCTTGAAAAAAGATTTAAGCCAATTGCAATTTGGGATGCTTTCTATTTAGAAAAGGATCATAATCACATCAAACAAATCCTAAACGGGATAGCGAAGAAATTCGAATATATTTCAAAGGATCAATGGTTCAAGACTTGGGGGGAATATGAAAGCGGTTGCTCAGATATTTTCTCTGAAGAGCGTATTGGGATACTGAAGAAAGCCAAGAAGAATTTGGAATTAGTTGCGAGCGTTTGCAAGAATTTTAATATACCTACTGGGGAACGTCATTTGCCTAAATACAAAATGACCAAAAAAGAGGCTAAAAAGTATAAAACAAATAAGGATCTTTTCTGGGGATTGGTTGAAGATGGGTTGAAGCGTAAAACCCCAAAAGGTAAAAAGAAAGAATACCTAAAGCGTGTTGAAATAGAATGGGATGTTATTGAATATGGGGATGTAATGGATTATTTCTTAATTCTATATGATATCATCAAGTGGTGCCGCAAAAAGAATATACTCGTGGGTATTGGTCGTGGTTCTGCTGGAGGTTCTTTAGTATCTTATCTATTGGATATTACTCAGCTTGACCCAATTGAATACGGGTTACTTTTTGAGAGATTTTTGAATAAAGGTCGTATTGAAAAGTCACTACCCGATATTGATGTGGATTTCCCTGCTAAGAAACGTGGGCTGATTAAAGCCTATATTGAGAAACGATACGGGCATGATCAGGTTTGTTCAGTAGGCACTTACACCGCATTACAGTTGAGGGCTGCCTTAAAGGATATTGCGAGGCAGTATTCAATCCCGTTTGATGAAACAAATAGGGTTACTGCTTATCTTGAAGGTTGCAAATCACTGGAAGATATTTTCCGGAAATCAGCTTCGGATAAATTTGTTTACACTTTTGTTAGCAAATATCCGTATGTGATAAACGATATCCCATTAGTTTTAGGGCAACCAAAAGCTAAATCAATCCACGCTTGTGCCATGATGGTATTCCCGAAAGAGAAAACCATGTACGAGTGGGCTCCTGTTAGGGAACAGGACGGACAAATAGTAAGTGAGTGGGAAGGTAATGAGTTGGATGAAGCAGGATTCCTTAAAGAGGATATTTTGGGGGTTAAACAGTTAGATAAATATGAGGATATTTTGGAATCCATCAAAAAGGTGGAAGGCAAAGAAATTGACTTGTATTCATTAAAGCTTAATCACGATAAATGCTATAAGTATTTCCAGAAGGGGTGGAATGGTGATGTATTCCACTTTGGTAGTCGGGGATTGACAGGGTACTGTAAGGAATTACTCCCTGAAGATATTAATGATTTGATTGCTGGAATCTCCCTTTATCGTCCTGGAGCGATGGAGAATAACTTCCATAACGAATATGTCCTACGTAAAAATGGGGATCGTGAGGTAGAATATTTTGTCGGTTCTGAGGAAATCCTTAAAGATACTTATGGGGTATTTGTTTATCAGGAGCAGATTATGAAGCTTTGTCAGGTTTTAGGTGGATTATCCCTTGTAGAAGCGGATGATGTACGTAAAGCGATGGTAAAGAAAAAGTATGAAGCACTCCAGCAGTATAAAGTTAGATTTATCCCACATTATGTGAAAGAATTTGGGGTATCTAAACAATATGCCGAAGGAGTTTGGGAGGCTATTGATAAAGCTGCAACTTATCTGTTCAATAAATCCCATGCATCTGCTTATTCCATTACAGGATACTGGGGGCAATACCTCAAAGTATTTTACCCTGTACACTATTGGAAAACAGCTATTAATTATGCTGATGAAGATCAATTCCCTCATTACATTAATGAAGTCCATAAAACAGGTGATATAGAAATCAAGCCACCTGATATAAATGAATCCGGAGAAGGGGTAACTGCTGATTTCAAAGCAAATAAAATTTACTGGTCAATAGGTGGTATCAAAAATGTTGGGGGAACAGCCCTTCATCAAATAATTGAAGACCGAAAAAAGAGCGGTGAATACTTTGATTTGAAGGAATTCTATTCACGCCATAAGTTTACTGGGACTAAGGTAAACAAGCGTACAATCGAATGCTTAATTTTATCTGGTGCTTTTGATCAGGTTTGTGATATTGATTTACCTAAAAGGAGATTTAAATTAATTGAAGAATTTAGGGAGATTGGTAAGATCAAAATTGATGATGAGAAAGATCTTTTCTCTGCCAATAAATCTATGTTAAAAGATAACCAATGGTGGGTATTCCAACAGAAGTTGTTATCCGGAATTGCTTATTTTGATTATAAGGATCTTTGTGGTAGGTTAGAAGTGGAAGGGTATAAATTCATGAACCCAGAAAAGTTCATGAGGGAAAACTCAGCTGGCAAAGATGCCAGAATTGGGGGGTACATTTCCGAAATTAAGCTACGTAAGAATCAGAAAGGGCAATGGGCTTCCATAGTTCTGGAAAGTAATTACGAATTCATTAGGGTTCAGATTTGGCCAGAGCAATTCTCTAGGTTAGAGGGTAGGATTCACTCTAAATCTAAGGCTGTTATTGTTTTAAATGGCAAAATTAAGTTTGATGAAAAGTATTCTAAGGAAAATAATCTACAAACCACCGAAGATACTGAATTCTTAGTTTTAGAATAGTCTTATTTAAAATTGTTATAAATAAGGGTTAAAATGCCTTTTACGTTTAATTTTTAAGTAATTTTAAAATGGCGAAAGATAAAGATAAGAAGAAGAATAAGAAGAATCGTGATGTAGATAATGACTCGAAGAATATTACAGTATTCATAAACGATAAACCAATTGTTTTAAGGTATAAAGAATTTCAAGACGAAATTGATGTTGATGAGATTACCAAAATTCAATATGAGAATATCTATGGTGAAAGTGTTACGGTTGCAGTGTTGATGAATCAGGTTGGGGCTTTGAAAGCAGAAGCAGAACATGAGTATGGTTTGAAAAAGTTAGAATTTGAAATTTTCGAAGCCGACCTGAAAAAAAGATTCCGCAGGGAAGCAAGCCAAAACGCTGGTAAAATAAAGATGGAAGGGGAACTTGTAAAGTTAACTGAATCAGCTTTGATTGACGCTGTAACCCTTGATGAAGGGTGGCAGGTTAAAAAGAAGAATAAATACAGGGCTAAAAGGAACCTTGATGTTGTTGAATCTCTAATGTGGGCTGTAAATAGTAAGGATAAGAAATTGAATAACTTAGTAAAAGCAGTAACTCCGGAAGAATTCTATGATCAAATTGTTGAAGGTAGGGTGAACGGTATATTGATAAAGAAAAGAAAAAGTTTAACTGGAAAATAATTTTAAAATTATGGGAAAAGGTAAAGACAAAAAGGAAAAGAAAAAATTCCAAGGGGCTAAACGCTCTGCACAAAAAGCAGTTGTTGCTGATGCCGAAAGTAAGAATATCCACATTGGTGGAGGGGGAGGCTATGTTTCCTTCCATAGTGTTGATGAGGGTAAG